ACTCCTCAGCAAGCTCAAGCCGCTGGTGGGCAACAACCGCCAATGGGACCACTTCAGTAAGTATTTGGATAACATGGTAGACCAGCATCATAAGGTGCTAGAACAATCAGAGAATATGATAACGGTACACAAAGCACAGGGTGCTATAGATGTACTACGTAAAATTAAACGATTACGTGAGGACGTAGCTAACGCTGAAGGATGACACTATGAATAGCATGGCAAAACAAATGGATATGTTTGAAGAAGGTGGCCTTATGGATGAGGGCGGCACTGTTGACCCTGTATCTGGTAATGATGTGCCACCCGGTTCTACACAAGAAGAAGTTCGTGATGACATTCCTGCCCAGTTAAGTGAGGGTGAATTTGTTTTTCCTGCAGACGTAGTACGTTATTTTGGATTAGAAAAACTTATGGAGATGCGCCAAGAAGCTAAAGCGGGACTCGCACGTATGGAAGCTATGGGGCAGATGGGTAATAGTGAAGAAGCTACTCTTCCTGATGATATACCCTTTTCTATAGAAGACCTTGACATGGAAGATGAAGGCGAGTATAATACTCCTCAAGAGTTTGCATATGGTGGTGTAGTTCAAATGCCGGGTACTAACTATACTACAACACCTAACCCCGGACCAACTACAGGATTTAGACCATATGTAGCACCGTCAATACCCGGCTATACACCGCAGCCAATTCAAACTGGACCACAGTATCAAGGGATACAGCTTCCGGGTACTAAATTTACGGGGGCAACGGAAAAAACTAATATACCTACATTTACTCAGACTATAGGAACTAATCCCGGTCAGTATGATGAATTTAGAACTTATGTAAATAGTTCAGGACAAACTCTACAAATACCTTTTAAGAATGGTCAACCTCTTTATCCTATTCCGCAGGGATATACATTGCAAAAAGAAGATGCTGTAACAACAGAGTCTACTGTTCCTACAACTACAGTTGGGCAGGATGAAGGTGGTGACGGTGATGGTGTTAGTAGTGAATCTACAACAACAAGTACTGTTACTGGATACACTTCTCCTACTTCTACTATGTCTGATGTGGGTGGATTTTTAACAAAAGATGTAAAAGCTAATGCTAATGCATTTGGTGGTAGTAAAGCATTTGGTACTTCTAATAAAGCATTACGAAATGCTACAATTGATCAAGCTATATATCAAACTGCTTCTACAGGTACAGGGGGTATACTCAGTAATCTTGCTATGGAATTTGGGTTTACTAAAGCAGATGCAAATAGTATGGCAGTTGCAGGTCAACAAGCAAAAGAAGCAACATTAACGACTCTTGGTTTTACACGAGCAAGCCAACTACAAACTAGCATTCAAGCTACCATGTTAGGAAATGCGATTTCTGCTGCTCACGCTGCAGCTAAAAAAGGTGAAGATGTTACTGTTGCTTTAGCAAAAGAGTTAGACAATCCAGCTTACACAGAAGCAATACAAGGAGCAGCAGTAAGTGCTATTCAACAGTTAGGATACACGTCTGATAAAATATCTGATCCGGCTGTAGTATCACGAGCAGTAGCAGGATATCGTGCAGTAGCTGATGCGTATAGAGAAGACGCAGCGCAAACTAAATCTTCTGGAACAGTTAGAGACTCAAAAGGAAATCCTGTTACAAGTAAGTCAGGCGTTGTCATGTCAGAACAAGCACGTAACCAAATGAATGCTGAGTTAGAGGCGGCTAAAACAGCAGAAGCAAAGGCTAACGCTATTGCAGCAGCCCGTGCTAGATCAATTGGTAACGTAGCCAGAGATGATGCTGTGTACGGGGAACCAACTGAAGATGATATTAATAATGCAAAAGCAGCAGCAGAAGCTGCTACAAATTTTGATGATTATGGCGATGAGTTTGGTAATTTGTCAGACAGTGACATGAGTTCATCACAAAGTGCAGCATCCGCTGGATATGCTGAAGATACGCCGGGTGGCGGCGAGTTTGGCGGCGGTATGAATGAAGCTCAAGGCGATAGCAACGGCGGCAACGATGATCCGGGAGGCGACCCAAGTGGAATGGGTGGAGCCACAGGAGCCAGCGATAGTTTTGCTAAAGGTGGCCTTGCCAAACAGATGAAGCGGAGTGGATTAGCTTCTAAAAAATAATCTACAATCAGTTGGCTACTCACTCCCCACGCCCGACAGTGTGGCTACAGTGGCCCCAACAAAGGAATAAATAATGAACGATACAATCATGGCAGAAGAAATGCAAGCACCAAAGAAAGTTGCATTTGCTAATCGTAAATACACTAATGAAGAAAAACGACAGATTGAAGAAGAAGAATTAGAACAACTAATAAAAGAACAAAAGGGTGAGGCAGAAGCTGCTGCGCCTGAAGAAGCAGAGCCTACATCCGCTGAAGAAAAAACATTTAAGAAGCGTTACTCTGATCTGCGCCGACACCAGCAAAAACAAGCTGAAGAGTTTAAGACTGAACTAGATGCTATGCGAAAGCAGCTAGAGCAGGCCACTAAGAAAGAAATGAAACTGCCTAAGTCTGATGAAGACATTGAGCAGTGGGCAGCAGACTACCCAGATGTAGCAGCTATCGTTGAAACAATCGCAATGAAAAAAGCACGTGAACAATCCAGTGCTTTGGAAGAGCGTGTAAAATTCATTGATGAGATGCAGCTTAATGCTACTAAAGAAAAAGCTGAAGCAGCATTAATGCAGATACATCCTGACTTTGATGAAATCAGAGACAGTGACGAATTTCACAATTGGGCAGAAGAACAGCCTAAGTGGGTACAGGACGCATTGTACGACAACGACAATGATGCACGTTCTGCTGCACGAGCAATTGATTTATATAAAGCTGATATGGGTATTTCTAATAAAAAACCTAAGTCAGACAAAGATGCAGCTAAGTCTGTATCTACAAAGAACTCACGTAGTAAGCCCCAGAATAATGAGGCTTCTTCGTATCTAAAAGAGTCAGAAGTACAAAAGATGTCACCTCAACAATATGAGAAGATGTCTGATGAAATTATGGATGCTATCCGTAGTGGTAAGTTTATCTATGATGTTTCTGGTTCTGCTAGATAAAAAAGAGTTGACAAGTAGTTATTTTTAAGTATAACTATAGTCATATAAGTGTATGTCGGTTCGCTACCAACGTACAATTATAATCAGCAAACAACAATATACCTTTCGGATTACCTGAATAACATGGCCTACTAAGTACATCGGCGGCCACCTTTGTATACGGTACACCCTACGTTAGACAGCCTCTGTTAAAGCATTGTCTAGTTTGCATCTGTAAAGCTAATAACAGGAGATGGAAATGGCTTTTACTTCCGCTGCTGGATATGGTAACCTACCTAATGGTAACTTTAGTCCAGTCATTTACTCCAAACAGGTGCAACTTGCTTTCCGCAAGGCCGCTGTTTGTGAGGCAATCACTAACTCTGACTATTTCGGTGAAATCGCCGCAATGGGTGATTCTGTGAAGATCATCAAAGAGCCAGAGATCACAGTCAAGGCATACGCACGTGGTACAACAATCACACCGCAAGACCTTGATGACGAAGACTTCAGCCTGACAATTGACAAAGCTAACTACTTTGCATTTAAGGTTGATGACATTGAAGAGGCACATTCACACGTAAACTTCCAGTCTTTGGCAAGTGACCGTGCGGCTTACCGCCTCGCTGACCAGTTTGACCAAGACGTTCTTGGCTACTTGTCAGGTTACAAGCAGTCAGCCATTCATGGTGCAGCCGATACAGTCAATGATGTAGTCAACGGTACTAACGCTGTTGGTTCTACTACTGACGAATTGCTTGCAAGCATGAAGTTGGACGCATCTGACTTTAACGGTGGTTCGGCTGGCGATGCAATTGCAATCCTGCCACGTACAGGTTCAGGTGCTGCACCAACAGATGCTGGTGATGCAAACCCACTGCAGGTTATCGCCCGTATGTCTCGTCTGCTAGATCAGCAGAATGTTGACACACAAGGTCGTTGGCTTGTTCTTGACCCAGTGTTCATTGAAGTACTGAAAGACGAAGATTCTCGTCTGTTCAATGCTGACTTTGGCGGTGCCGGTTTGATGAATGGCGTTGTTTCTAACAACATTCATGGCTTCACCGTGTACACTTCAAACAACCTACCACAAGTTGGTACTGGTTCATCTTTCACAGGTGCAAACAGTTCTACTAACTTTGGTGTGATTGTTGCTGGTCATTCATCTGCTGTTGCAACTGCAGAGCAGATTAATAAGACCGAAACATACCGTGACCCTGACAGCTTCGCTGACATTGTTCGTGGTATGCATTTGTATGGCCGCAAGATTCTTCGTCCTGAAGCTCTTGTTAACGCCGCTTACCATTTAGCATAAGGGAGATTTGAAAAATGGCTAACATTACTGCACTTCTCAAGGCTGCTTCTGGTAATTCACAGCGTGGTCGTAACCCGTACTACGTAGATGTTACAATTGATCTGACAACAAATAGCATTGCCCCCGGCGATACTATTCAGGCAATCACAGTGCCTGCTAACACCCTAATCATGGGTGCTGGTTTTCAGGTTGTATCATCTGCAACCATGAACACAGGTACAGATGCTACCGCTGCTCTTGGCTTCACTGGTGGTGATGTCGATGAGTTTGCTGCGGCTCTGGACATTGATGGCGCATCTGATGGAGATTACGCTCCACAAGTTGCAATTGATGGACTTGCACCATCTACAACTGCTGACACAATTGACATTTTGTTGGCTGGTAGTGGCGCATCATTCTCAGCAGGTAAACTTCGTGTTTACGCTGTAATGATGGACATCAGCGATCTAGGTGACATGGCTGCTGACGAAGTAGACCGTGACGCACTTGCGTAAATAAAACACTAGAGGGCTGCTTTCGGGTGGCCCTTTAGTTACTTATTAGAGGATTTATAAATGCGTAAAAGTAAAAAATATGCTTTAGGTGGTATGGGAACTCCTGAACAGGAAGACAGTAAGTATCGTCCTTCTGCTGCTCGTGCGCCACAGGGCATGATGTCTTCTAGAGGTACACCCGCAGCTATGGGTTTATCTAAAGGTGGACTAATAAAAAAGAATTATGTTAATCCTGTAACAATTGTAGATAATCTAAAGAATAGATAAATGGCTGGTATTAACTTTAGAACTGATAGCAGTTTTGTTGAAGTAACAGGCAATTCTGCAAGTACTACGGGTAGTCCTAATAATGCTACACTACTGTTTACTTGCCCAGCAAGCCACGAAGCTGAAATTGTTTTTCTTATGATTGCTAATGAAGATAACTCTACTTCAAATGTAGGCATTCAAGTATATCACGCTGATCATAATACTTATCATTTTATGGTAGCTGAAGAAGCTATAGCTGGTAATAACCACACACAGTTTATTGGCGGCGGTCCTTTGTTTTTACATGCAGGAGATAAAGTATTAGTGTTTAGGCATACGGCTGGTCATAATTTTGATGCTACACTTTCTGCTAGACTATATTTTACACCTGCTAAAAGGCTATAACAATGAGTACATTTATTAATCTAACTAATGAACTATTGCGTAGATTAAACGAAGTTCAAATAGATGAATCTAGTTTTGCTAGTGCTAAAAATGTACAAGCACTAGCTAAGGATGCAATTAATTCTGCTGTCCGGCAAATGCTTCAAGACGCACAAGAGTGGCCTTTTACTCTAGTAACTTACGAGCAAACATTAGTTGCTGGCACTGGTACGTATTCTTTTCCTGCAGATTATTCAAAAGCAGACTGGGATACTTTTTATATTAAACAACTTTCGTCAAAAAATAATACACCTAAAAAATTAAAATTAATTACTTACGATCAGTATTTATCTAAGTATAGAAGCACTGAAGAGTTGGCTGGAGAAAACGGAAGAACTGATCCTGATTACGTTTATATGACGCAGGATACAAAGTTTGGTATTACTCCTATACCTGATGCAGCTTATGTAATTGAGTACAGATACTGGAAATATCCTGCTGATCTTGTATTGTATAATGATACAGTAATTATACCTGACAGATTTAGGCATGTAATTATTGATGGTGCTATGATGTATATGATGCTATTTAGGTCAAATGAACAAAGCGCAAATATGCACAGTACAAAGTTTGAAGATGGTATAAAAATGATGCGTAGATTAATTATAGATCAACACACTAATGTTATTTCTACAGTAATACAGAGGTCTAGCAACAGCGTAAGTGTTGATAGAATCTAGGTATGGCAGACAATCTACAAACCTTTGTCTCTGTTTGTTCAGGGGGGCTTGTCACTAATGTTGACCCGCTTACTCAAAGTAATGCTTTATCTGGAAGTGCCATACGTCTGATTAATATGGAACCTTCACTTGAGGGTGGTTATAGACGTATAAGCGGGTATGCAAATTCTTATGGTACACTACCGGGTACAGGTAAAGTTTTAGGACTGGCAGTAAATGGTGAAATAAAGCAAGGCATACTTGGTTGTAGGACACCTTCTTCTGGTAACAATTACCTACATTGGTATAATCACTATTACGATGTAGCACTAGGGACAGGCGAAGGCGCAGGTTTTACTGTAGGTGAAACACTTACAGGTGTAGTTAGTTCAGGTGATAGCACGGCTGTAGCAGCAACAGGCACAGTAATATCTAAAACATCAGATGCTCTTGTAGTAGATTTTGGTAAGCTACCTGACAATATTTTTGTTACAGGTAACGTAATTACAGGTGGTACATCCAGTGCAACAGGTACAGTAGCAAGTACCCCTACTGTTAAAGGTTGGCAGGCTGTAACTACTTCAGGTAGCCCCACCATGACAGGGGTTGACATTGTACGATTTGAGAGGTATAATTGGTCTGAAGAAATATTGTTGTTAACAGATGGTGTTAATCCAGCAGCGAAGTATAATGGAACTACATATACACAGATTACGCATACTAATGCACCTAACAATCCTAAATTTTCTAGTGCATTTGCAAATCACCTTTGGTTAGCTGGAGACCCTGACGAACCTTTTAACATTTATTTTTCTTCTCCTAACGCAGATACAGACTTTGACCCTGCTAATGGGGCAGGTGTTATTAACATAGGCTTTACAATAACGCAGTTAAAGTCTTTCCGTAACCAACTATATGTATTTGGTCAAAATCAAATTAAACGTATTGTTGGGGATAACTACTCTAACTTTAGTGTAGAAAATGTTACTAATGACTTGGGTTGCGTTGCACCAGATACGGTAGTTGAATTTGGCGGTGACATTATCTTTCTTGGGCCAGATGGTGTTAGACCAATTTCAGGAACTTCTAGGATTGGTGACGTTGAACTTGAAACTGTTTCCCGTGAAATACAAAAAACATTTGAAAACTATACAGCAAATGAGGACGTAACTAAACTAAAAGCCTTAGTACTCCGTAGAAAATCGCAGTTTAGATTATTCTTTGAAGCCAACACTTCTTTATCCTTGTTAGCAGCTATACGTAAAAGTTCTTCAGCCCAGTCCACATTTGAATATAGTCAGCTTGTAGGGATTGAAGCAACAGCAGTAGCTAGTGGATATGTAGGGCAGTTTGAGTTTGTACTACACGGAGACACCACTGGTAAGGTATTCAAACAGGAAGAAGGTAATTCGTTTGATGGGGGAGATATACTAAGTGTTTATCAAACTCCTTTTTATTTTATGCAAGACCCTGAGTTACGCAAGGTATTTTATAGAGTTAAAACCTTTCTTAAATCAGAAGGTGAATCAACAATATCAGTCGGCATAGAATACAATTTTGGTGATGCAGAAATTGCTGCGCCTTTAAACTTTGATTTAACTACAGCAGGTGCCGCTTCCTTATTTGATGCAACTTCAACTATTTATGATGATACAGCCATCTATGACGGAAACCCTACACCAATTCGTAGTACTAACATAAGCGGGTCAGGTGATTCTATTTCAGTATCTTATGTTACCAACAGTACAAGCCCCAGCCATACCATACAGGCTGTATCAATATTGTATGGAACAGGGGATAGGAGATAACAAGTGGCAGGATATACAAGACAATCTTCAGCAGATATTATTGCAACGGCTGTTGTACGTGCTAATCCGCTTAACGTAGAATACAATGCTATTCGAGATGCCTTTAGCGCAAGCACAGGACACAAGCACGATGGTACTACGGCAGAAGGTGCATATGTACCTTTAATTGCTGACTCAGATGCACTAAACAAAGTAGTTATTGATACAGCAAACAATCGTGTTGGTGTATTTGTAGAGGTGTCTAGTGCTGCTGTAGAACAAATACGTATACAAGACGGCGCAATTGTCCCTGTTACCACTAATGATATTGATTTAGGCACACCCAGTTTAAAATTTAAAAACTTGTATCTTGAAGGTACATCTACCTTAGAAATATTGGAAGTCGCTAATAATACTACCCTTACAGGTAATCTTACTGTAAATGGGAATACTACTCTTGGTGATGCTGCAAGTGATACTGTAACAATTACTGCAGATGTTGCTTCCCCATTAATTCCTTCTGCTGATGACACTTACGACTTAGGTGCTGTAGGCTCTGAGTGGCGTAATCTATACATTGATGGTACTGCTAATATTGATGCTCTAGTAGCAGATACTGCAGATATTGACGGTGGTTCTATTGATGGGGTAACTATTGGCGGTAGCTCTGCTGGTGCTGGTACATTTACCACATTAACTGCTACAGGTACATCTACACTAACTACAGTGGACATTAATGGTGGTGCTATTGACGGTACTATTATTGGTGCTAATTCTGCTGCTGCTATTACAGGCACAACAATCACTGGTACGTCTCTTGTTGGTCCAGTTACAGGCGATGTAACAGGCAACGCAGACACTGCAACAGCATTAGAAACAGCACGTACTATTGGCGGTGTATCTTTTGATGGTACAGCTAATATCAACCTTCCCGGTGTAAATACTTCAGGCAATCAGGACACTTCAGGTAATGCTGCTACAGCTACAGCATTAGAGACTGCTCGTACTATAGGTGGTGTTAGCTTTGATGGTACGGCTAACATAAGTCTTCCGGGCGTTAACACCACAGGTAATCAAGATACATCTGGCAATGCTGCTAGTGCAACTATATTAGAAACAGCTAGGTCAATCGCTGGTCAATCTTTTGACGGTAGCGCAAACATTACCATTGCTGCTACAGATTTATCTGACACTGACCAAAGTTTAGCTACAAGTGATAACGTACAGTTTGCTCAAGTAACCACCACTGGTAATGCTATTATCGGTGGTAACTTAACAGTAAATGGTACTACAACTACAGTTAACTCAAGTAATATGACTGTGGATGACCAGCTTATTGAATTAGGCAATGGACGTTCAGGTTCAGCTTCTGGTGATGCAGGTATTGTTATTGAACGTGGTAGCGATGCTAATGCGTTTATTGGCTTTGATGAGAGTGCAGATAAATTTACTGTAGGTACTGGCACATTTACAGGTGCATCTACTGGCGACCTCACTATTACTACAGGGACACTTGTAGCCAACATTGAAGGTAATATTACTGGTGATGTTACAGGCAATGCCGATACAGCTACTGCACTAGAAACTGCACGTACAATTGCCGGTCAATCCTTTGATGGTACAGCTAATATTAGTATTGCACCTACTGACCTTACAGGTGTAAATGCTACTGCTGCTGAAATAAATATTGTAGATGGTGACACATCAGCTACTGCTACTACTCTTGCAGATGCAGACAGGGTTGTAGTCAATGATGCTGGCACTATGAAGCAGGTAGCATTAACTGACTTTGAAACATACTTTGAAACATCCCTAGATACACTGAGTAACGTAACAACTGTAGGTGCGTTAAATAGTGGTAGTATTACAAGTGGCTTTGGTGCTATTGATAACGGCTCCAGTGCTATTACCACTACAGGTACAGTGACATTTGGTACATTATCAGATGGTACTGACAGTATAACAGATATTGTAACAAGTGTAAGTGGCAGTTCAACTAATGCACAACTACCTTCAGCAGCGGCTGTAGAGTCACGTATTCAAGCTGTTAATGGTACAGCTAATAATGTAACAGGTCTTACTGCTACAGGTGCAGAACTTAATGCGGTAGCAGATGTATCCGCTATTACTATTGACACAGGTACAGCTATCGCTAGTAACGATGGCATTGCAGTATTTGATTCTTCTGCATCATCCATTGGTTACTTTGATGTAGACTTACTGGACACATACTTTTCAGGTACAACTAAAACACTTACTAACAAGACATTGACAAGCCCTGTTGTAACAGGTATGCACCTTG